CACAAGACTGTGGGCATCTAATCACGGCACGTAATGTGTTGTATGACAACGCAACTAAACTAGTAGAGGAGTTAGACAATGGAAGTAACAAGTGAGCAACGCCTTGAATTACTCAAGGCACACAATGACCTGAAAGATATCTTGCAGACTATATTTGACTGCCAAGACCTGTGGACATCTGATGTGGGTAAGCTGCAACGTATCCAGTATGACCTGCAAAGCATCTTCAAGTTCGTACCCAAAGAAGATGAAAATGGACATCGTGTATTCCACGAAGATTGGATATTAGATGAGGATGTAAAAGATGATTGAAGCGGCACTTGTATGCCTTGCACTCAACGTGTACCATGAGGCCCGTGACCAGCCCTTCATTGGGCAGGTTGCGGTAGCCCAAGTGGTTATGAACAGAGTGCGTGATGACAGGTATCCTGATACGCCATGTGAGGTGGTCATGCAAGGCCCAACATACTCATGGAATGTTGACTTTCCTGTCCGTCACCGTTGTCAGTTTAGCTGGTACTGTGATGGCAAGTCAGATGCCACACCCGATCAGGGTGCATGGCAGATGGCAATAAAGATTGCTCATGGTGTATACTATGGCAACTTAGATGACTTTGTGGAGGGTGCTACACACTACCACGCTGTCTACGTCCTGCCCGAATGGGCAGAGAGTAAAACACCTATTGTACAAATAGGAGAACACATCTTTTATAGATGGGATTAACACTTGACTTAAGCTGTGTATTGTTATATAACACAGTATCACTTGCCCTTATGGGCATTAACCGTATCAAGTTGATACATTGAGAGGAGAATAAAAAATGCCTTTAGATTTTACAGCAGAAGACCTTATCCCTGAAGAAATCAACTTCCCTGTGGAGTTTGAACCTACTAAGTTTGCAAAGTCCAAGTATGTTGTTAATGGCAACACAGGTGAGTACCTTGGCATTGTGGGTAATGGTTTTCCTAAAAACCCGCATGGTGCTTACTTTACTGATGTACATAACGGCATCTCTGAACACTTTGGGATGGAATTTTGCGATAGCATGAATATTAAGTTCAAGACCGCACGTAACAATGCGTGGGTTATGATGGACATGGTTATGCCTAATGTGCTACGCAAGATTGAGTCTGATAAGCATACCACTACGATTGCACCACGTTTGATTGCCTTACATGGAATTGACGGTAGCTGTTCCAATCAGGTGTACTTTGGCTCTATTGATTTCTTTTGCACAAATGGAATGATCACTGGTGACTTTGATCAAATCAAGCGAAAGAACTCATCTAACTTTGTCTTAGAGCGTTTTATTAGAGAACTAAAAGACACAGTGTCAGACTTTAATGAGTCAGCTACAAAGTATCAGAAGTGGGCAGAGAAAAAGCTAATGGCCTCTACAGTTAAAGATATGCTTGAGAGCATCATGCCAGAGCGTAAGTCTGAAAAGATGTTTAGCTTGTATAATCAAGAGGCCGCTACCCGTGGTCAGAACGTGTGGGCTTTGTACTCTGCTTTCACTAACTTTTCTAGCCATCAGAGTGAGAGAAACGGTTTTACTTTGAGAAATACTGGCAACGATACACAGGCAGAGAGTATGTGGAAGCGTGAACAGGAAGTGGCAAAGTGGACTAGTTCACCACAGTTCCGTCAACTGGTGGCGGCATAACAATGCGTTATAAACTACAGCAAGTGGTAGATGACTACTATAATTCTTATGATTTTAATGCTCTAAGAGATGAAACTAAGAAAGAGTATCAATATCACATTAGCATCATGCTAAATACTGTAGTTGAGAGCAAAGCTATTCGGGAAAGGCACTGCGACAAAGTGTCATCCCGAATGGCAAAGCTGTCATACAACCAATGGTGTGAGAGAGGCATTCATTTTGCTAATCATGTCTTGTCTGCCTCTCGCATACTGTTTAATCATGGTCTGCACATGGAAATGCTCTTGATAAACCCATTTTTAGCGGTCAAAAAACGCCCTGTGAGCGTCCGTAAGACTGTTTGGAGTAGGGAGCAAGTACAAACCTTCTTACAGGCGGCGTATGGCGATTTTAACACCCGTAATGTGGGTATTATAGCCCAGATGGCATACGAATGGTGTCAAAGATTAGGTGATATGCGTATGTTGACATGGGATAGCCTAGATTTAGATGCTGGCAGAGTACATATCAAGCAATCAAAGCGTAAAGCAGAGGTATTTTTGCCAATAGAGCAAGAATTAAATGAGATGTTGATTGAGCAGAAACAAGATTTTGGTTTTCAGCAGTATGTCGCTCCCATGACAGAGCCAATCAGAGGTATTTATCATCCTTATAGCATATACAGACTACCAAAGGTGGCACGTAGATTGATGAAACAAGCAGGACTGCCAGAATCACTACGTCTATCTGATTTAAGGCGTACAGGAACTACTGAAATGGTCGAAGCTGGTGTATCTATGGGTAATATTATGGCTGTTACAGGACACGCTAATCCACAATCAGTCAAACCCTACATGAAAAATACTTTTGCCAGTGCAGATTTAGCCTTGACGACTCGTAAAAAACATGATATCTAAACATCGTGATTGCCAGACGGACCTATATATAATACATATATATGAGGAGATTAATGATGAATATTAAAAGTTACGTAGAAGATTTAGATATACCTGTTGGTGAATCTCGTAGGATTAATTGTCCTGTTTGTAAATCATACAAAACATTTACTGCTACAAATAATATGGGTAAGCTGTTGTGGAATTGTTACAAGGCTTCTTGTAGTGTTAGTGGTAATGCTCGTGCAAGAGTTACTGCTGACGATTTACGTAAAATGTACGGTGATGAAAAACTGTATCAAGTTGATACATTTTCAATGCCAGAATATGTGGTTAATCGCAGTGGTGGCCTGTACATGAACAGATGGTGTGCTAAGTGGGGCATTGATGCTGACGCATTAGGTTTGATGTATGATGTACGAGAGGACAGGGTTGTTTTTCCCGTGTTGAATAATGGTGTGCCTGTAGATGCTGCAGGTCGTGCGCTAGGTAAAAGATTACCTAAATGGAAAAGATATGGAAATAGTGGCTTGCCATATGTATCTGGTTGTGGTAAAGTCGCAGTTGTTGTTGAGGACTGTGTTAGTGCAGCCGTTGTTGGTGAGTACGGTTCTTTTGTCGGGGTTGCGATACTAGGCACTTCTTTGTCTGAATCGCATAAAAGGTATCTGGCACAGTTCTCAACAGCCGTTATGGCATTAGACCCCGATGCCTTACCAAAAACACTTCAGTTCAAAAAAGAGTTGAGTGGGTATGTAAATGACGTTAAGGTGCTACGCCTTAATGATGATATTAAATACCAAAACCCCGATGATATGGATAGGCTTCTTGCCTTCCAAGATATATAGGAGAAAACCAAATGGAGTTATCAATACTAAGAAGTTTAATGGATAAGGAGTTCTACGACAATCATCGTGGGGCTAAGTGTCCTGATCGTCTGTTTGGCACAGACAACCGTAAAATTAAGAAAGCCATAGACAACGCTATGGACAGGTATGGTCGTTCTGTAGTGCCAGAGGAAATAGAAGCATTGTTTTTGTCAGACAATCCCACAATGACCACAGCACAAAGGCAGTCATTCCAGCATCTGTTTAGTCAGATAAAAAAAGAACATCCGCTTGGCAGTGATGTGGCACAAGAGGTGTTGTCTAAGCTGTTTCAGTCTGTCGTAGGCACAGACATTGCAGAGTTAGGTTTTGAGTACGTAAATGGAACACAAGGTAGTTTAGAATCATTGCGTACACTGCTTGAGCAGTATAATGATAACTTTCTCCCTGATTTAAATGTGGAGTGGGATGATATAGATATTGACACACTACTTGCTAAGAATGACCTAGAGGCACGTTGGACATTTAACATACCCACATTGGGTCGTCAGGTTGAGGGTATTAACGCTGGTCATCTGATTGAAATTGGTGCAAGGCCAAATACAGGCAAAACATCATTTCATGCCAGCCTTATCGCTTCTCCACAAGGTTTAGCGGCACAAGGTGCTAATTGCATCATTTTATGTAATGAAGAGGGTAGTCATCGTGTTGGCGCACGTTACTTGACTGCTGCAACTGGCATGACCATGCGGCAGATAAAAAACAACCCAGCAAAAGCACGTGACTTATACGCTCCTGTAAATAAACGTATTAAGATTAAAGATGCGACAGGACGTGACATGGCGTGGGTAGAGTCTGTTTGCAAGACTTACAAGCCTGATGTGGTGCTTCTAGACATGGGAGATAAGTTTGCTAAGTCTGTTGGCTTTGCTCGTCCAGACGAGGCTCTAAAGGCTAATGCCATTCATGCTCGTATGATTGCTAAACAATATAACTGTGCTATGTTTTATATGTCACAGTTATCTGCAGAGGCAGAGGGTAAGGTATTACTTAATCAAAGTATGATGGAGGGAAGCAGAACAGGTAAAGCGGCAGAGGCAGACCTCATGCTTTTGATTGCTAAGAATCCGATGAAACAAGAGGATGATCCTAATGTGGAGGATTTACAACGTCACATTAACGTGGTTAAAAACAAGTTGTCTGGCTGGCATGGTGTTGTTACATGTGAGTTAGATTATCGCACAGGGAGGTATACAGCATGATTATAGAGTTAACACAGGAAGAAGTGTCTTTTTGCAATCAATTAGCCCAAGGCAGATTTGATAGAGCAAGAAACAGAGGATCAGAACTTAATCAAATAGGGATGAAGTTTAGTAAATATCAAGATGACATACATGGCATGTTATCTGAATGGGCAGTGTGCAAAGTTACTAATACGTTCCCATCTCAAGTTATATCTCCTGTAATGAATGCTAAAAAAGCAGGAAAAGACAAAGGTGATGTAGTATTTAATGGTCTAAACTTGGATGTAAAATCTACACATCATAAATCAGGAGAGTTATGGACGGATGTTGTGAACACTAATGTAGACGCATATGTCTTTGTTGTGGTGTCTATTGACAAATATACTGCCACGTGTGATATAAAAGGCGTTATATCAGCAGATGACTTGCACAATCGTCCTCTAACACGAGGCTCTAAAAATCAATTTAGAAGACTAGCGCATTGTGCTAGAATAGACGAGTTAACATCTTGGAATGAGTGGAGGGAACAACAAAATGAAGCTGACTCTTGATGTTGAAAATACTACAGTAGAGCGTAATGGTAAGTTAC